CAAATGATTGAATTGGGATTAACTGCCAGAATAAATGATAAGTTGCAACGTATTAAAAGCGCAGGATTAAAAGGCTTTGATGAAGATAATCTAAAGGACTTAATAGGCTATCTTATTCTTTTTCGGATTGCTCAAAGTCTAAAAAAGTAACCCTATATTTATGTTGTTTATTATAAACATTAACCCTATATCTGTGGTAGATTAATAACATTAACCCTATATCATGTTCAAATAATCGTGTTTTCTATACATGAGTTAATTATGTGTCCACTTTTTCATCTTCATCTAAAGGAATAGAATCGTAATAATCATTTAACTTGGCGTATATTATCTCAGGCTTTCCGGGCGAATAGATACAATCGCCATTCTCAAATACTATCTCTGTATAATACTTTTTATTAGTTTTACCTTTAGGAATAAAAACCTTTGGATTTAGTTGAGTAATCGCATTACGACCCAAACTAAAGTAACCTATTGTAGTTTCGTAATCTTCTAATAAGCCTTCATTTAAAAGCCTTATTTTATCAAGTTCATCTATTTCCTCATCCGTATTAAAAGCTGAGTTTATAGGGTGTATTATTGATAACTGAAACCAAATTAAAGAGTCCATTATTTCTTAGGTGTAAATGAATACCATTTTCTACAATCATTACAACTACATTTTTGTTTCATTGTACCGACAGCAGAAACATAATAACCTCTGTTTTGTGTATTGGAACTGCCACACTCTGGACAATCCTTTTTAACGCCTGTTGCGTGAGTTTTAGGCTTTATGTATTTATTCAGTTTATTAAACCATTGCTCAAGTAAATTAACATCCTGCTTACAATAATTAACCATTCTATTTAAAGCAGCTTGGTTATTTTTAAAACATACATTAGACCATAAATCCTTTTCATTCTCTAACTTTTGACCTAATCCAAAGTATTTGCCAATAGAATCTAAGCGATTGCTAGGCATATTAAGCAATGCTCTACTTTGTTTTAATGTATCAATGCTTTTAAAATCGGGTGGCATTTCTAGGTTATGAAACATGGCTCTGGTCCTAATCCATTTAGTATCAAATCGGTCAGCATTATGCCCTATAATCTCATCTGCCTGAATCATAACCTTTATAAAATCGGCAATCATTTTCTTATCGTTTTGGTTTTTATCCCATTTTAAAGAGTAGATTTTCTTTTGATTAGACCACTTATAACAAATACAAATTATTTTAGCATCCTCTATAACGTTGTTATAGCTGAGGTTTGTTTGATAAGACGGTTTCCAAAACCAGCCTATACATGGCGAAGTCTCAATATCAAAAAAAAGTCTTCTAATCGCCATAAGTTATAATTTGTGTAAAGATAAACAATATAAATTTAACGCCATGCCACATGCCAGATAAAAGTCCCCTATATACGCTATACAGATTTTTTTTAAAAGTGAATTTTTATTTTTGTTTTTGCCATTTCAATGCGGTATATGTGGCATGGACTTAGTTAGAGTAAAGCCGCATCGGTTTTTTAATGTGGAATGGATGTGGCTAATGTGGTATATGTTAAATTATGTTAAAATTGTAAATAATAAGCTTTTTTTTAATATATTTGAAGATATTAAACGACTAAGTATGAAAAATCTTTTTAAATCTTACCCTCCATTATTTGCGTTTTACTTAGTCGTTTACGTATTTGATGGGGGGTATTCTTTTTTATGATAGTAACAATTTTTAAAAACCTACAAACAACAAACACTCCTTTTTTAAAGGATATTGATTATATTTTAGATAGAATCAAATCGGGAAAATCTAAGGCTATTATATCTGAAGTTAGAAAACAACCATCTAAAGATTTAGCTGACGTTTATAAAAAAACATTACCTGCAATTTGTTTTAGTGGAGAGTTTACCAAACGTGCCGATAATTCAATAGTTAAACATAGCGGTTTAATTTGCCTAGACTTTGATAAATACGAATCAAAAGAAACTTTACAAAAAGACTTTTTAAAGATAAGTAAAGATAAATATACATTTAGTTGTTTTATTTCGCCATCTGGTAATGGGTTAAAAGTATTGGTAAAAATACCATGTGATATTGAAAATCATAAAAAATACTTTGATGCTCTTGAAAAGTATTTTGATAACAAACACTTTGATACTAGCACAAAGAATATAAGCAGGGTTTGTTTTGAATCATATGACCCCAATTTATATGTAAATAAAAAATCTAAAGAATGGATTGATAAGTTAGAAGATGAACAATTAGATTATCGCAGTAATGTACCAACTATTAAACTAGAAAACGAGAATGAAATAATTAAACGCCTTTACCTTTGGTTCAATAAAAAACATTCTATGACTGAGGGCGCAAGGAATAATAACCTTTTTATATTAGTAAGTTCTTTTAGTGATTATGGTATTAGTGAAATTGAAACAAATAGATTTTGTAACCAATTTATTGAAAAGGACTTTACTCAGGATGAAATAGATAAGGTTATTAGGTCTGCTTATTCTAAATGCAAAGCTAATTTTGGCATGAAGTTTTTTGAAGATACGGAAACTCTAAAGACTGTATCAACTAAAATAAAGTCAGGCGTTACTTTAAAAGAAATTAAACAATCTCTCCCTAATGTAGATGAAAGGGTTTTAAATGAAATTAAAGAGAATGTTACATCAAATGACTTTTGGATATTTAATAAAAAAGGAGTTAAGATTGAAAACTACCTTTATAAGTTATGGCTAGAATCAAATGGATTTTATAAATACTATCCTGAAGGGTCAGAGTCTTTTGTTTTTGTTAAGATAACTAATAACCTTATCGATAATACAAGCGAAGTAAAAATCAAAGACTTTGTATTAAATGAACTGCTGAAACAAAATGAACATAAGGTTTATGAGTTTATGGCTGGTAATCCAAAGTATTTTAAAGATGACTATTTAAATATATTAAGTGAATCAAACATATTTTTTAAAGAAGATACTATTGATACAGGTTATATTTACTTTAGAAATTCATCTATAAAGGTTACTAATAATAAAATAGAATTAATAGACTATTTAGAATTAGATGGCTTTGTTTGGAAGAAACATATTATTGACTTTGACTTTAAATTAACTCAAGATATTGAATGTGACTTTGGAAAGTTTATTGAGTTAGTTAGTAATAAGGATAGTGAAAAGGTAAACGCTTTAACCTCAACGCTTGGTTATTTAATGCACTCTTTTAAAACTTCATCTAACAATAAAGCGGTTATTTTAAATGATGAAACAATTAGTGAGAATCCAAATGGTGGAAGTGGTAAGGGTATTTTTTGGAACGCTTTATCTAAAGTAAAAAGAGTAGCTGATATTAATGGTAAATCTTTTAGCTTTGAAAAATCATTTGCTTATCAAACAGTTTCGGCTGATACACAGATTTTAGTGTTTGACGATGTACAAAAGAACTTTAAGTTTGAGAATTTATTTAGCGTTATTACTGAGGGTATAACTTTAGAAAAGAAAAATAAGGATGCTATTAAAATTCCAGTATCTAAAAGTCCTAAAATTATTATAACAACAAACTATACATTAGGAGGGATTGGTGGTTCATTTGAAAGGCGTAAATGGGAGTTAGAGTTTAGCAGTTACTTTAGTTCAAAACATACACCATTAAACGAATTTGGCAGAATGTTATTTGATGAATGGGATTATAACGAATGGTTAAAATTCTACAATTATATGCTAACTTGTTTACAAATGTATTTAATTAATGGATTAGTTGAGCATGACTATAAAAACTTAGAGGTTCGTAAATTTATTAAAGAAACTTCTTTTGAATTTTATGAGTGGATAAACGAGGAAGAGAATATAGTTTATAATGAACGGATTGGTAAGGTTGCTCTTTATAATAACTTTATTGAAGAGTTCCCAGACTTGAAAAAATGGTTATCTAATAAAAAGTTTTCTCAATGGATAGAATCATTTGTAAAATTTAATAATTTAACAATTGAAAAGGGTCGCTCTCAATTAGATGGTAGATGGATAATAATTAAAAAGAATTAATATGACACTTAAAGACTTATCTATATTCAAATGGCATAAAGATTGTGAGAAAACATCAATGCCTCCAGACTATGTGCCTAAAGATAAATTTACGGATGCCACAGCCAACGGTTTAACTAAGGCTATTTGTACCTTTATTAATCTAACAGGAGGACAAGCTGAGCGCATATCTTCAATGGGTAGAGTTATTGATGGGCGTAAAGTAGTTACTAACTACTTAGGTCAAACTGGATTAATAGGTTCACAAACTTATATTCCCGGCACATCAACAAAAGGAACTGCAGATATAAGCGCAATCATTAAAGGTAAGTCAGTTAAGATAGAGGTTAAGATAGGCAAAGATAAAATGTCTCAGGCGCAAATACAATACAAAGCTAATGTAGAAAGAGCAGGCGGGATTTATATTATCGCTAAAACATGGGATGGATTTATTCAAGAATATATTAAACTATAAAAAATGTACTCATATCACAATAGAATAAAGCAGCGTATTAACAATAGGGAATTATTAAGATACGAATATGTAGATAAGCACAAAGATATTAGTCCATGCTTATTATTACACTTTTCAACTGAGCCTAAAGTTAGACCAGTTAGAGAGCATCAATTTGATAATTATAATAAGATTTTAAATGACACAAACAATAGCAATAGCACTTCTTAACAATCAACTAAAGATTAGTCATTTTAACTTTAGCAACCCTAATAAAGAGATTTGGCATAATGGTAAATGTTATACTTTGAAAGAAATTATTAAGATTGCTTTTATGTTAAAATAAATTATTATATTTACACCCGATGAATAATCAACAACTAATCGAGATAATCGCAAAAGATAAATCTTATCTGCCTTTATGCCAACGTATAGTTAAAAGGTCATATTCTAGGGATTATATTGCTGAGGACTTATACCAAGAAACAATGTTAGCCGTTTGTTCTGTTAATGATGATAGACTTATTAATGCTTACAATGATGGTTATTTAGAAGTATTTGTGGTTGGTATTATTAATAACATTTGGAATAAAAGGAAAGCTATTAAATATCATATTGATGGATCAACCTCGCCACTATTTGATTATTCATCTACCATTGAAAGCGACTGGTCATTTCACGATAAAGACAATAGTAAATTAAATTTATTTGACAGAAGATTTATAAGTGATATTACTTTAGATTATAACCCTGACATTGATATGCTATTTACTGCTACTAAGAAAATAGTTAAAGAGGATTGTAATAGTGAAAAAATGTGTATTAGGTATAAAGCAAGGGTATATAACCATTCTAACAATAACATAGCTAATTTAGATTGTACTGAATCATTTAAAAATTCTAGGCAATTTGCTAAATACATTGGTATTAATTACCCGGCAATTAGAAAAACTTGTAATCAGTATTTAAAAATACTTACCGATAAATTAACAAAATTAAAAAATGATTAACTATTTATTTATAGCTTTATTTGCTTTTTGGTTTGCTGAACTATCAACTATTCCGCAGCGTATATTGATGGCTACTGGTTGGAAACATTTATACCCTTTTAGTTGTGTAAAATGTTTATCATTTTGGATGGCACTAATTTACTCATATAACGAACCGTTTTGTATAATTATAGCAGGAGTTACTTCGCTATTAGCAATGACTATTTGTTTAATATTTAATAGATTAAGATGACTTATGAAGATGCGTGTGATATATTAATTAGGCATAATCAATTCTTTGAATTATATGCTAATGAAATGTATATTCCAAGAGGTGTTGAGGGTATTTTAGGCGAACTTAGACTAGCCTATAAAACTATTATAGGTCGGGAATTTTGCGAAAGTTGCTCGGCTGAATGGATTATTGATGCTAATAGGCACAGGCTTAAAAGGATTAAAGATTTAGAAGATTTAAACCTTAAACATTATACATTCCCAAAACAATGAGAATCCTCCTAATCCATTCGTTCCAAATACAAAACGCTAAGCCAGTATTCAATGCGGTTTCTTATTACCGAATGAATAAACCTAATGAAGTATTGCAAAGGTTATATCCTGAGTTTGAATTTACCCATGCTCACACAGAAGAAATACTACCAGATGAATACTTAAAAGAATTTAACCTAGTTATATTTTGTAGGCAAATACATAACGATAAAGGAATAATAGATCAGCTTAATAAATTAGACATTCCTTTTGGTTTAGACTTAGACGATTATTGGTATTTATGTGAAGACCACATTTTACAAGAGCATTATGATTTAAACGATATAACTAATAAAATAATTGAATCAATTAAAGTTGCTCACTTTGTTACTTGCACAACTGAAATACTAGCCAATAAAATTAAAGAACATAATAAAAATGTTTACGTTATTGAGAACGGAATAGATACAGATGACCAAGTATGGCAAAACAATCACATTGAATCTAAGCGTATTCGTTATGGCTTTACTCAAGGCTCAACACACATTCCCGATGTTTATTCTATTCATCAAGACATACAACAAAGTTTATATAATCAAGACTTTTATAATAACTGCCAAATAACTTTAACAGGTTGGTCAGGTGTTAAGAAAGAACAATCAATTTATGTAGCTTATGAAAGAATGTTAACCGATAACCTTAATACCTTATCAGTTGAAAGAGATTACATTAATAAACTTAAAGATTATAGAACACCCAATGGAATAAGTAAACCATACAGAAGAATTGAATCACTATCTGTTTATAAGTTTGCTAAAATTTATGATGAAATAGATATATCAGTTAGTCCTTTACTTCATAATGAATTTAACAACTGTAAGTCTGAACTTAAAATGATTGAGGCAGGCTTTAAAGGATGCGCTATTATATGCCATAACGTTAACCCTTATTCAAACCTAATGACTAAAGATAATAGTTTTGATTTAACCGAAAAGTCTTTTTATGAATGGTCTAAATATATTTTAAACAACCCATCAATAGTTAAAGATAAAGCAAACCAATTAACTTTAGATGTACAAAGATTTTCATTAGATTTACTAACTGATAAACGTAAAGAATTATATGAGCAATACAAATAAACTTTATCACTTTTACCACATATACGCTGATGGTCAATGGCAGATACCAGTTAGCCAACACATAGCAGCTTTAAAGAAATGGGACTTAATAAATAACTTAGCAGTTTTTAAAGTTGGTATTGTTGGAACGCCTGAAAATAGAACTCAAGTAATTCAATATCTTATTAATGAAAGAATAAATTTTGATGTTATTACTCAACAAGATAATGGTTGGGAGCAAGTAACTCAAATACCTTTACATACTTTTGCATTAGAGAATGATGGCTATGTTCTTTACGCTCACTCTAAAGGCGCAGCTAATCCCGAACAACCCAATCAATCATGGCGTAAATCAATGACTTACTATAACGTTGGTCAATGGCAAACAGCCGTACAAAAACTTAACGAAGGTTACGATGCAGTTGGTCAGCATTGGATGTTTCCCTCCCATCATTCGCCAGAGCATAAAGGCTGGCCGTTCTTTGGTGGAACATTTTGGTGGACTTCACTTGCTCACATTAGAACATTAGGTCAACCATCTTTAGAACATAGGCACGTTGCTGAGGGTTGGATAGGCGAACAATACTATAATAAAGAAATGAAGTGCTTTGACTTTACAGGGCATATATCAGCACATCCTTGTTATTCACTTTGGAACGAACAAACACAGAATTGGATATGACCTTAAATTTAATAACGCCTTTATTTAGAAGTGGTATGTTATCTCGTATTAAAGATAGCATTCCTAAACACGAAGATATTAATTGGATTATCATTCTTTGCGCACATAGAGAAATACTTATTAAAGAGTGCATTGGGTTACAATTACCATTCTTAGTTATTAATGCAGAGGATACTTTCTCATCAATACACCTTAAAACTAACTTAGGTATTAGAAATATGAAAGAAGGATTCTTTTATGGATTAGATGACGATACTACATTTAACCATAATTGTTATGAAGTATTTAAAAAGTATGGCAAAGATTATGATATGATAATAGGCGAACAGATACTTCAAGATGGCTCAATAAGACCTGCACAAAAACCTCAGCATTGTTACACCGATGGCGGTCAAGCATTAATACATTCATCACTATTAAAGAACATAGGCATAGGCGACTTATCTTGTAATCCAGTAGCAGACTGCGACCTTTTATTAGATTGTTATAATTCAACAGAAAATCGTATATTTGTAAATGAAGTAATAAGTAACTATAATTTTTTAAGATGAATCAAAGACTACTAAGAAGGCGCAAAAGAATACAACAACTATTTGAAAATAGACTAATGCCATGTGATGTGGCTAAGTCTTTTATATTTGAACGTGAAATAATAATTTGTTTAAACTAATGGCAAAAAGTGAAGATTTTATAACAAGCCTACCAGAATGGGCAAACAAATATATTGATGTTTGTCTAAACACTACTAAAGAAATGGCTACTGGCTCAGGTAAAATAGTATCTATTAAAGATAGACATTTGCCTACAATAGCATTCTTTTTGAATATATGGATGCCTAGAAACTGTGGTGATACAATTGCTAGGAAAACTTATTACGAGTGGCTAAAAGGTTCTAATGACCAAAAAAGTAACACTATTAAAAGTATAGATGATAACTTTCAAGCCTTAGCCGTTGATATTGTAGCAAATGAGGGCAAAGGTATATTCTATGCAAAGAACAAATTAGGAATGACAGATAAGGTTGATAGTAGAAACGAAAACATTAACCTCAATACAACGGTTGAGATTATTAAGAGCGATGCATCATTGAGTAGTAACGAAAAGGATATTAGTTTAGATTAATGTGTTTAAAACATCCTGCCTATATGAAGCTAATTACTTTGCAACCGAAGACGTATTAGTCAATCAAGGCGGAAGCAGCTCAGGTAAAACCTATTCAATACTTCAAGTTCTATTCACTAAAGCCATTCAATCGCCAATAGTTATCACAGTTGTTGGCGAATCAATCCCCAACTTAAAAGCTGGTGCTTTACGTGATGCCTTAGACATTTATAGTAATAGCGAACAACTTAGACATAAGATAGCAGACTACAATAGAACTGACCGTATATTTCAATTTGTTAACGGTTCTGTAATGGAGTTTAAATCTTATGAAACTGCTCAAGGTGCTAAGTCGGGTAAAAGGGATTATCTATTCATAAACGAGGCGCAAGGCATAACTTACGATATATTCAATGAACTTTATATGAGGACCAGAAAGCAGGTTTATATCGATTATAATCCTAATTCTGAATTTTGGGTGCATGAAAAGTTAATAGGAACTGAGGGCGTTAAGCTATTTATATCCGATCATCGGCATAATCCATTTGTTGCTCAAAAGATACGAGATAAAATAGAAGGCTTAAGATACAAAGACATGGAACTATTTAAAGTTTATGCTCGTGGCATGACTGGTAAGATAGAGGGATTAGTCTTTAGAAACTTTGATATTGTAGATGACATTCCTTTGGGTGCTGAGTTGATTGGTGCCGGGATGGATTTTGGATTTACTAATGACCCAACTACATTTATTAAAGTTTACCGTTATAATAATGAACTTTACGTTAATGAACTATTATATCAAACAGGATTAACGAATAGCGACATAATTAAAAAACTGCAAACATTAGGTATTGATAGACACATTTCAATAGTTGCTGATAGTGCTGAACCTAAAAGTATTGAGGATTTAAGGAGGGCAGGATTCAATATAGAGGGTGCAAATAAAGGACCAGATAGCATTAGAAACTCAATAGATACCTTAAAGCAATTTAAGATAAACATAACTCGAACTTCAGTAAATGCAATAAAAGAGTTTAGAAGTTACAAATGGATTGAGGGTACTAATACACCTGTTGACTTCAATAATCATATCATTGACAGTTTTAGATATGTAGCCTTAAACAAAATCAATAAGAATACAGGTAAATATAGTTTTTTATAAAAACTTAATTAGTTTGGGTATATCTTATTGATGAGTATACCATTTTCATTTAACCAAGTTACAATTGAACAGTACCAAACAATTTACCCTCATTTACAGGGCGAGGTTGATTGGTCTCGTATCATTTCATTCTTTACAGGGAAGACAATTGATGAAGTCGAAAGCCTACCGTTAAAAGAATACAAGTATTATATTAATTCTTTAGCATTCCTAACTAAGGAAGTTAAGCCTAAGATAGCTTTTAAATACTATTTAAGCGGCTTAGTTAAATCTGTTAAGTATAAACCACAACCTAAATTAATAACGTGGCAGGGTGGCAATTTCTATAAAGCATCCCGTTCTGTTAACGATATTAATACAGGTAGATACATAACTATTAAAACATTAATGGAGCATCCTAATTTAATTAGTGTCCTTCACGAACTATGCGCTTTGGTTTATGAGCCTGCAAGTTACCTATCATTCAAATACGATGGTAATAAACACGCTGAAATAGCTGACAAGTTTCTTAAAGCACCAATGTCAATAGCACAGCCTTCTGTTTTTTTTTGCTTAGAAGTATTAATGAATTGGAATCTCAATACGCAGGATTATTTGGAAGGCGTGATGACAACGGAGAACCTATTGAAAGAGATGACAACCGAACTGAAAGAGAACGGTTTAGCGACTTTTGGGGATGGACTCACATAGTTAAACAAGTGGCTCAAGCTAATAGAATAAAAGAGGATGAAATACACGATTGGTCAGTTATTAGGTTACTAAATGAACTGGCATATTTAAAGGATAAAAACAAATTAGAACAACAAGAACAAAGAGAACTTGAACTTGCAAGAAGAAATAGATAAATTGTTAAATGATTTTACTGAGAAATTAGCAGTTGATTTAGAGAATGAAATGTTTGCGGCTCTTAAAAAAGGAGGTAGAGGTAACCCAAATCCACCCGATATAAGATTTAAAGGTGGTTTAGTTTACATCCCAAACGGAGTGAGGATTGAAGTATATGCCGATAAAGACTATTGGTATTATATTGAAAATGGCAGAAAGAAAGGTAAGATGCCACCGACTAAAGCACTTGGTAAAAATTGGCAAGCTAAGAATGGAATAAATCCCTCACAAATTATATACGATATGACAATCGCATATAATAAAAAGAAAGGATTAACAAAAAGAAAAGTAACCAAATTACCATTTGCTAAAGCAGCTAAGCAATTTGCATTTATAGTTGCAAGGTCAATAGGTAGGAATGGCGTTAAGCCTAGACCATTTATAGACCACGTTGCAACAGATGGCAGAATAAATATATTATTAACAAATATGTCAAAACTAATAGGCAAAGAAATAACATTAAAATAAATGGCAGTAACAATTTATAGCAGTCCACAAACACCAACACCAGTTTATAACGAACAGTTTTTAGATGCTGTTTCAACTCAATTTGCATCCCCTAACTTTACATTTACAATTATTGTAACCGATGTAATTACTTTAACTGTA